TATACAGAGTTCAAAAAACAAGCAGCAGAACAATTCGGCATCACTCAAAGACAAGCCGAAAACCTTTATGCTGAAGCAAAAACTCGTTTAAAAGAACGATTTGATGAAGACAGAGAAGAAATTCTTCAACAACAATTATGTCGATTATTTGACTTATTAGAACGTTGCCGTGATGCTGGTAACAGAAGAGTTGAAGCAGAAGTACTTAGAGATTTATCAAAAATTTACGGTCTTGAACAAAATCGACTTGATATAACAAGTGGTGGTCAACCGATTAATATCCAAATAAATTTAACAGAATAATTTTTTTGGTTATATGATAAAAAAATTTCGTAAATGAGTGAGATCAACCTATTACCCAAACAATCAGTAGCTTATAAATACCTGTTAGATAATACAACTAAAGAAGTATTATATGGAGGTAGTGTAGGTAGTGCCAAGACAACTTTAGGTTGTATTTGGGCCATATCGATGTGTTTAAAATATAAGGGAACAAGGTATCTTATAGGTCGAAGTAAATACACACAACTTCGTCTAACCACAATGAAAACGTTAATTGATGTGTTAAATTGGATGGAATTAAAACCTGACTTACATTATAATCTAAATAACCAAACAAATGTATTAACATTTATTAACAATTCAGAAATAGTATTTAAAGACTTGGCGTATTATCCTTCTGATAGTGAGTATGATAGTCTTGGGTCATTAGAAATAACAGGAGCATTCTTAGATGAAGCATCCCAAATAGATTTTAAGGCATATAATATAATAAAAACCAGAATAAGATATAAGTTAAATGAATATAAGTTAATACCAAAATTATTGATGACCTGTAACCCTTCACAGGGATGGTTAAAAAAAGAGTTTTATAATCCGTCAATTGATGGTACATTAGAACCAGTTAAACAATTTGTGAGAGCTCTACCAACTGACAATCCTTATCTTCCAGAAAGTTATATTGAAACATTAAGGGCGTTACCAAGTGAACAATATAAAAGATTATATTTGGGTGATTGGGATTATTCAGATGATATAAATAATTTGTTCCAATATGATAACATAATAAACTCTATGTTCTCACTTGATATTAATCAATCCAATGAGAAGTATTTGAGCGTGGATGTGGGTAGATTCGGTACAGATTTAAGTGTTATAGTTGCTTGGGTAGGAAATACAATAGTAGATATTCAAAGTTATCAAAAAAATAGTATTCCACAATTGGCAACAGAAGTTGAAAGTTATATTAAATCATTTGGAGTTAAAAGAACAAATGTCATTGTAGATGATTCTGGTGTCGGTGGAGGTCTTACAGACCTTTTGAAGTGTAAAGGATTCGTTTCAAACGAAAGACCTTTAAATGGGGAAAATTACATCAATTTGAAGGCTCAATGCTATGTGAAGTTATCAGAACAATTAAAAATAGGTAATATTAGTATTAACATAAATAATCCAACATTAATCGATAAGTTAATAGAAGAATTATTGGTCATCAAATTAAAAGATGTTGATAAGGATGGTAAAGTTACTACTAATACTAAAGACGAACAAAAAAGAATATTAGGACACTCACCAGACTACGCTGACGCAATTATGATGAAGATGTTCTTTGATATTCCATTAAAAAATAAAGCAACAGGTAGATACAGTCTATCAATATTAGGTTAATAAATATATAAATAAATATATAAAATTATGTCAAAAATAACATTCGAAATTGAAGATAAAGAATATGAACTTCCTGAAATTATCACAATAGAAAATTATGCTAAGGTATATAAGATTAAAGACTTATTTATAGACGAATACTTTACAGCAAAACTATTGAGTATATTAACTGGAGCCCCAGTTGAGAAATTAATGGAAGTTAATTATGTTATCATTGAAAAATTGGGTAACTACGCAATGTCTAAATTCCCAACTGAAAAAACTAAATTCATCCAAAAATTTGAGTTTAATGGTGTTAAATACGGATTTATCCCAAATTGGAAAGAATTAAGTTTTGGTGAGTTTATCGATCTGGATACACTTATGTCAAAGAAAGGTGATGATCTATTAGATCATATACATATTATTACCGCAATTCTTTACCGTCCAATTATAAGTGAAGATAAAAAAGGTAATTATAAGATTGAAAAATATGATAGTGATAAGATGTTAGAAAGAGCTGAAGAATTTAAAAAACTTGATTCCAAATATTTTTTTGGCGGACAGTTTTTTTTTCAAATGTTCGCAACGAAATATTTCGAGCGTACCCAACAATCTTTGATCCCGAAGATGTCGATGTGGATGCAGATAAAGATTCTATGGAAAGCGAGGAAGATAATTTATCAAATTATTTTCAAAAAAGATTTGGATGGTTCGGCATCCTCAATAGACTTACAAACGATGATATTACAAAACATAATTATGTCATCGAAACCAAACTGGTGGAAGCGTTTAACCAACTCGTTTTTCTTATTGCTAAAAGTGATGAGGAAAAAAGACAATATGAAACCGCAATGAGAAAAAATAATCAACGATAAATAAAATTATTATATTTATTAGTATGATTAGTAATTATAAAACATTAATAAACGATATTGGACTTATTGCTTATAATCATAACCAAATAATGAGCTTCGGTTATGGTGATTTAAGTCAGATTACCAACGATATTGAAACCCATTTGGAACCTCTTTATACAAGATTATATATTGTTCCAGGTTCAACAATATTCAATTTAAGTTCAATAACATATAACTTATCAATAATTATATGTGATAGGATTGAAGATGATTTGTCGAATCAAATAGACGTTTTATCAGATACATTGGAGATTTCAAAAGACATATTCACAATATTACATAATTCTTATGGTGATGAATTTGGTAATTTTACAGAATATTATGAACCTCAATTCGGGTCGTCTATTATACCCTTTTTAGAACGTTTTGACACAGTTTTAGCTGGTTGGACACTTAATATATCAATTACCCAACCATTCGATTATAATCAATGTATTGTACCTATAAATACATTATCATTACCAACAGATACATCAAATGTAACATATAAACAATTAACAAATGATTTATTAACAATTGGTGATAATCATAAACAAATAAATAGTACTGGTATAGGTGATATTTATCAACTAACCAATGATATAAAAACTAAAGTTGCTCCACAATATCCAAAAATGTATGTTGTTCCAAGTGATGTAACTTTAAGTGAAAATGAATTATTCTATAATTTTAACATAATTGTAACAGATAAACTAAAAGTAGATTATAGTAATCAAAGAGATTTAATGAACGATACTCTTGAAATCTGCAAAGATATTTTTTCTGTATTGGAACAAAGTGAATATAATTGTCAATATGGAGTATCTTGTGAACCGTTTTTAGAAGAATATGAAGATATCTTAGGTGGATGGAGTATGAATATTCAACTAATAACTACATTTGGTTATGATAGATGTAATGTACCAATTGATAGATTTGATCAACTTGATCACAAAAAATGGTATCAATTAGATGAATTGTGGAATAAAATAAGTAAATATTGGAAAAACGTATAATAATATGGGCAACTTAACAAATGAATTCGTAAAAGATACCTATTTAGGATTAATTAAATTATATGATTCTACAACTGGTATTACAAATAACAATCAATTATTGACTGATGGGTTAGGTAATCCATTACCAATTTCTGTCTCAACGACTGGTGTAACCATTGATGGTTTATCTGTAAGTGGTATAACTGTTGGTGATTCTTTTTTTGATGGACAAACTTTAATCATTACAGGTACAACATCAGCAGACTCAATTATAACAAATAAAAGAATTGTTTCACAAGGTACTAATAGTTATGCTAGATTAGAAGAATCTGGAGTAGTAAGATTAAGTGGTAGTACTGGAAATAGTTTAATGTCACCCGCTAGTTTATCAGTTAATGGAAAAAACTTTTATGGACATATTATTGCTAAAGATGAAATTACAAATCAATCAATTATGATATCATCTTATAATGATGATAATAATAATTTTGATCCAAACGCATTTAATAGTGATGGTCCAACAATTAACATAACAAATGGTGACGGAAATTTAAGTTCAGCTATTAATTTTCAAAGTATAACAGGTTGGACAGATGGGACAATAACATTTAATTATCCTGTTAATATTAATGCCGAATTAAAAATATCGGGACAAACTATTACAACTGGTACTTCTGGTACAAGTGGAACATCAGGTAGTTCTGGTTCATCAGGAAGTAGTGGAAGTTCTGGTTATTCAGGTTCAACTTATGATGAATTTTATTATGATTATACAGGTACTACATTATATGTTCCATATATTAACACAAGTGGTATAACACTTAATGGTCAAGCTATGTCTTCTGGTACAAGTGGAAGCTCAGGATTAAGTGGTACATCTGGTACAAGTGGAAGCTCAGGTTTGAGTGGAACATCAGGCTCAAGTGGAGTTTCAGGAAGTTCTGGAACAAGTGGAAGCTCAGGATTAACTGGTGAATCTGGAACCAGTGGTACATCGGGAACTTCAGGAAGTAGTGGAAATAGTAATGGTGTTATAGGTGTTTCTGTTTATTTAACAGATGTTGATTCAGTAATACCAACCTATAAAAATGCTAGTGTTGAAAACGATTTAATTGAAACCAATGTAACAGGTACTTGTAATAATAATGAGGTATTAATCAAAACATATGTTTATGAAAACCCAATTGGAACAGAGTTACTTGATAGCGGTGTTTGGAAATTTGCATTCTATTCGGCAATAGATGCAGCTGCTGGCGATACATATATTAAAATTGAATTATTTATAAGAACAACTGGCGGTACGGAAACAACTTTATTCTCAGGATATAGTCAAACGATTGAAAATAGGGTAGGATATGAGGGTTTTCAATATAATACAATTGAAACTACACAACCTTCATTTGTTGTAAATAAAACTGATTATTTAGGTGTTCGAGTATTATTTAAAACTACCGCAGCTGGGGATAGAACAATAACTTATAAAATTGGTGATGGTTATTCATCATATATTCAAACACCATTACAATTAATACATTTTATCATTAGAGGTTTAGAATGGAATTTATGTGGACACTTTGATACTCCAAATACTTTAGCTGGGTTCGATGGTACAGGTAAAGCTACAACATATTCAATGTCTATTGGAACATCTGGTACAAGTGGTAGTTCAGGATCGAGTGGTGAGTCTGGAAGTTCTGGCACATCAGGTTCAAGTGGAGTTTCAGGAAGTTCTGGTACATCAGGAACTAGTGGTGTTGGTGTATATGCAACTTCAACAACAACAAATACATTTAGTTTAGGTGAAAAAGAATTTTATATAACACCTGGTGTAGCTGCGTTTTTCCCATTACAATATGTACGAATAACATATACTGGAGGAGCATATATGCTTGGTCGTATCCTATTGTTTACAGAAGAAATAGGTAAATTAGAGGTTAATATAACTTATATTTTTGGTAGTGGAACATATTCAGTATGGGAAATAGTAGCAACAGGTGATCCAGGAACAAGTGGAACTTCAGGAAGTTCAGGTTCAAGTGGAACTAGTGCAACAGGTGGTGGTTTTTGGACACTAATGCCAGGTACACCAGTTAGAATTGGAAATACAAGTTTTAGAATAACAGGAAATTATACATCATTAATATCAAAAGGAATGATTATTCAATGGACTGAATCTTCAGTAATAAAAAATGCAATGGTATCAATTCCTTCAACATATAGTTCACCAAATACTACAATAACAATAATTGGTGATACAATGGCATCAATCGACGCCAGTTCATTAAAATATGGTATTATTGGGGTAGAACCTTTTATTACAAGATTTGCTTACGCTGGAACGGTTGGAACTGTTTTAACAGATGTATGTAATTCATATTATACTACTGAACCAATGAGGGTTCTTGGAGCAGATTTACAAGTAGGAACAGCTGGAACAACAAACAATACGACAATTGATATAAATGTTGGTGGTACAACTATGTTTACTACTAAACCAACGCTGGCAACAACAGTTGCATCATCACCTACACCGTTTACTGCTGATAATAATAAATCACTAGCATTAGGAAATAAAGTAACAATTGACATTGATGCAGTTCAAACAACACCTGCGGTAGATTTATATGTTCAACTATATTTGTTCCCAACTAGATATAATAATTTAACTTAATATGGGTAGTTTTAAAGATACATCGTTATATAATGACGATAATTTAACTTTATATTTACCATTCAACGGTAATAGGAATATAGATAAAGGTTTATATACTGGTGGAATATCGGCAACAGGTACAACATATGTAGATCAAGGTGTTGATAATTCTGAATCAATTTATTTTAATGGATCAAGTAGATTATCATTTGACTCGTCTTCATATTTAACACCTTCAACAGTTTCATATGCTTTTTGGATTAAGATGGGAGATGTTTCGGTAACTCATCACGTTTTAGGTGGGTTAACAAATACATCATATTGCTGGTATATAGGTATAAATAATCAAATTAATTTTAGTTGTGTTTGGAGAGAATCATTAGGTACGACAACAACTGCAAATCTTCAAAATAATACTTGGTATCATATAGGTGTTACGTATAATGCTTCAACAGGAGCATTAGTTATTTATTTAAATGGTAATAACATATATTCAACCACAAATACTGTATCATATGCAGTAAATCAACAAGTATTAGGTTATAATTATAACTCATATTCACCATCATTTATTTTAGAAGAATGGGTTCAATTCAATAGGATATTGAATGAATCTGAATTTCAAACAATCTATAACGCTGGTACTCCTAGTGTTAATCCTCATTTCGGTGAATATATTCCTACATTAAATACAAAATTATTGATTAATTTTAATTCTCTAGATGGAACTGATACTTCAGGTAATAATAAACCTGTAACAACAACAACCGATGTTGTTTTTGATAAAATTTATGGTAGATTTAATGCTGGTGCTAATTTTAACGGTAGTTCAAGTAAAATTTATTATTCTGGAAATACAATATCAATTGGTACTTCTGATTGGACGGTTATTTGTTGGTTTAAAACTACATTTACCACCAACTCAAATGAACAAATTATCTTTAGATGTGATATGGCAACAGGAACTAGAGGAATTGTTGGAATTAGTTGGAATTATTCGGTAACATATGATAAAAAAATTAGGTTATCGATATATGATGGAACAACAATTAAAGAAACTTTTTCGTTAAACGCAGTAAATGATGGATTATGGCATTGTGCTATTGGTACAAGAGTTGGAACTAATTTATATCTATATATTGACGGTAAATATAATTCAACTACTGGTTCTTCTGGATTAAATATTCCTTCAACTAACCAAATATGGGCAATTGGGTCTTCGGTAACAGGTTCAGGTTATTTTTCTGGACAGTTAGATCAATGTATTTTTGAGACTGGAACTGGTTGGTCAGAAACCAAAATAAAAAAATATTATACCTATACTAAAGGTATGTTTGGAATAATATAAAGATATGAAAAATGAGTATATATACTAATGAAATAGGAAAAGTAGTTACTAGTCCAACAGGTAAAATTCATACTAATAATGAATATAAGATACAAACAGATGGATTAATATTATGGTTAGATGGTGAAGACGCTCCTGTTAGTGGTTATTGGGTTGATAGACAAGGTAATTATGATTGTACGATTGAAGGGGATGTGACACATCAAACAAATAATGGTGGAGTATATAGAATTGGTACTTCAGGAAATGACCATTTATATAATAATGATATTAATTCAAATACTGATGCATTTACTATAATTGGAGCTGCGAGATATCTTCAATCAGGTGGTCAAGGTCGTTTATATTCAAACTCAGGAGGTTCAGTTAATTTTGCGTTAGGCTTGGGCAATAGTGTACTTTATTTTTACGCAAATGGTTGGGTAGGTAATGGTTCAGAAAATAACACCAATTGGAATATTATGTGTATTTCAAATAATTCAGATAGAAATAATAGTAGATGGTTGAGAAATAATACAAATCCTCCACCTGAAGTAATATATAGTGGAACATTGGCAAATTTTTCTGGCCCAAAAGGTATTTCTTTTGGTAATGAATCAAATGGTAGTGGATCATTTTCTGAACATTCAAATTGTGAAATTGGATTCTATTTAGTTTATAATAGAGTATTATCAACTGAAGAAGTAACACAAAACTATAATTATTATAAAGATAGATACGGATTATAAAATAAAACTAATTTTTGTAAATATAATGAAATACTTAGAAATTGAAGGATGGTCAGATTATAATGATCAAGGTGAGTTATTAAACGAATTATTGAAACAATCCCCAACAAAATTAACCATAATGGAAATTGGTGTATTTAAAGGGCGTATGACAATGATGTGGAATGAGATACTTGAACTTAATAATATTGAATATGATTATTATGCAGTAGACCATTTCAATGGATCTGATTTCAATAACCCAACGTGGGAAAATTTCTACGAAACTACATTGAAAAATCTTAAACCTATCCTTAATAAAATAAATCTTATCAATAATAATTCAGAACTAGAATATATTAACTATAAGGATGAATTCTTTGATATTATTTATATAGATGCTAGTCACGATTACGAATCAATTAAAAGAGATATAAAACTTTGGTATCCTAAAGTTAAACAAAATGGGTTTATTTGTGGTGATGATTATATTAATGGATGGCCAGGTGTAATCAAAGCAGTAAACGAATCATTTAATAAAATAAATAAGGTTGGTAAACAACAATGGTATTATAAAAAAGTATGAAAGTAGCATTAATATGTATAGCAAAGAACGAAGACCATTATCTTCACGAATGGATTGAGTATAACATTAAACTTGGATTTGACCATATTTATATATATGAGAATAATTGGATTTGTCCCTTGGAACATAAATCATTGACAAAAATAAAATGGGATGGAGTTGCACAACAATTACCAACATATAACCATTTCATTAAAACTTATGGAAATCAATATGATTGGGGAGCATTTATCGATTGTGATGAATTTATTGTATTAAAGAAACATAATAATATCAAAGAGTTAATTGAAGAATATAATAACACAGTTGGATTAAATATTAATTGGAAATTCTTTGGTAATATGAATAAAATGGAAAGGGATGATTCGGGTAGTCTAATAAAACAGTTTACAAAATCACAAATAGGAACTAATAGACATATAAAAACTATTATCAATCTGAGAGCTTCCCATCGATTTGTTAACCCACATTTTACCAATATACCAACCAAAAATGTAAATGGTAGTATTATAAGAGGTCCATTTAATTATAATGGTTCAGATGATGTAGCATATATTGCACATTATTATCAAAAGACATATCAAGATTGGCAAGAACGTGTAGTTAGAGGTAAAGCTGATTGTATTGGAACAAGAAAACTTGAAGAATGGAAAAAAAATATTAATGAGGTTGAAGATTTTAATGAAGTTGATAATTTTGATTTATTAAACTTTATGTATAATACCAATGAATAAAAATGGATATAGAAAGATTAACAATAGTATTAGAAGATATATTCAAGGAATCACTTGAAGAAAATGTTTATCATTTTGGATTATCCTCACGTAAAGGAATATCCAATAAGATAGCAAGTGGTAGTCTTCGAAATTCGATAAAAGCAATCCCACAGGAAGGAGCAATAGGTATCGAGATGAATACTTATTGGAGATTTGTACAAAGTGGTCGTAAATCGTCTAAAAAGGGTGTTCCTGTGGACGCTTTGGAAAGATGGATTAAAGAAAGAGGATTAACAGGTAGAGATAAAAAAGGTAAAAGAATGTCAACACGTTCATTTGCGTTTGCTATCCAAAGAAATATAAAGAAATTTGGTATTCCAAGTAAACCTGGTTTCTTAGATGTAGCCGTAATGAAAATGTATGAATCAAAAGAATTGGCTGATGTATTGGGTGACATCACAGTTGATGAATTAATAGACCATTTGGAAGGAATTTAACTATATACTTTCAATAAAATAAACAATATATTAAAAAAATTAAATTATGAGCTTAGGTTATCAACAAATATTTCCGAATGGATTGAATAGTAATACTCAAATAAGACGTAGTACTGATATGGCTTATCAAAGAGGAGCAACCTTCGAAGTAGTATTAACAGGTGATACATTTATTCCAACAATAGAATTGGATGTTGATTTATATGTTTCAGATGAAAAAATTGGAAGATTATCAGTCGTACCTTATTCAACAACTGAAAATAGTGGTATATTTACATATAAATTTAATATTAGACCTTATGATTTCTTATCAAATTATATAAAATCACAACATCATATATACTTATGGTTATATGATTGGGATAAAACTAATACCGATATTAATATTAATAATCCATATAAAAATATTATTAAATGGAATATGAAATACGGTTATCGTTATTTATCAAATGGTATAACGTTTAAAGAATATTCCGTTGAACCTGAAAATAATTATAATCATTATACAATGATTCCTACTTGTGCATTGTCATTAGATTTCAATGCAAGTGGTTATACCCAAACTGGTAATTATTTTAATTTAGTTGGTGGATCATTCCAATTGGATGAAAAATATATTCATAGAAATTATGACCAAGAAGTTGGAAGTGTAATATCTGGTAATACTCTATATACATTGGATATCAATCGAAGATTAAGCCCAATGTCACAATATTTGATGGATTATCCTGTAACTCCTCAAGAATCTGAAACATCAAGGTTTTTAACCGATGCTCCTAGAATACAATATGTTCAAACTAATGAAAATCACTCATTATATTTCCTAAATGGATTAACTGGTGATAGACAATATATTGAAGGTGAAATTGTATATATTGAATTTTTTGATATAAATAATAATAGGATAAATTATACCTATAATAGAACATCATTTGAACAACCAACAGGTTATACAGATACATTAACAATAACTACGATACCAGTAGGTCCAGCTGACATTTCATCGTTATATGAAACAATAAATTTCAATAATGTGGCATATTATAGTGTACAAATATGTGGTGGAGACATTGAGCCATTGTATCCAGTTTCAGAAATTTTCTATTTCTATATAAGAGAGAATTGTAAACCAGAAAACACAAGGTTAGTATGGTTGAACAATAGAGGTGGTTATGATTATTTTACATTTACAAGTTTTAGACAAGATACGAAGAAAATTGAAAGACAAACTTATGACAATAGATATTATTCAACGAATCTTCAATCACCAGATAGAGATGTTGCCAGAACGGTAAAACAATTTGATGCCAATGTTGAACAAGAAGTAATATTAGATACTGATTATTTAACAGAACAAGAAGGTGAATGGTTGGAACAATTATTTTATAGTCCACAAGTATATGAAATAAAACAAAATTTTATTTCACCTATTGATAGACAAGATAGAATATATAAAGATTTAAGACCTGTTCAAGTAATATCAACAGAAGTAATAAAAGTAACAAAGAAACACCAAAAACTCAATAAATATAGAATTTCATTGAAATACGCAAGTAATTTCTTTGTAAACAAAGGATCTTAATTATGTCAAAACAACAAACAGTATTACGAATTGAGACAACAAAGATAGATAAAACTATTCAAACATCTGGAACATTTACTGAATATTCAACAAATAATATGACGGTAATTGGTTCTGGAACCACATCAGTACCATTTGATTTATCAATAACTTCATCAAATGGTTATGGTATATTTAGTGTAAGTGGTGGTCAGGGTGTTATTAATTATAGTATTTCTGGACAATCAGATAGTTTATCTTCAATTCAAATTGGTTATGGAAGTAACACCAATTTTTATATAGTTAATGAACAATATAATAACTTTTCAGGTTCTACTAATGTTAGTCCAGGGGATTACATCAAAGTAGATTTAAACGGTCTTAGTTCGGTTGCAACAATATATTACAATAATGCTACGATAACGAGTTATAAGTTTTTAGAATTAGATTTATATGATGATATTCCAATTAAGATAACAAAATCTTTTTCTGAGCTTCAAGATATATCAAAAAGGAATTCTGATTTATCGATTGGATTATTATTGCCAGGATCAAAGACTAACAACAGTTTCTTTGAAAACTTTTTTGATGTAAATGTTGGTTTATTAAATTTTGATCCGACAAAAAGAGTACCTTGTTC